GTTTGGTGAACAAGCTGACGTCGCCAGAGAGCCACCAGTGCTCCCACGCGCCGACTTGTCGCACCAACTCAGGAGTGAGATGGGGCCCTGTGCCCCGGAATCCTTCTGGGGAGAAAGACTTGTGGAATTCAACTGATGATTGTGATAGGTTCTATCCCGATCACAGTCCTCCGACGATCCCACATGTCTCCGCCGGCCCACCGCAGGCTGGCGAAGAGGAGAAGAAAACCGAATCAATGTTCGGCTGGAGAATGCCTGCAAGCGCAGTGGTTCTCCTCCTCCTGGTTGGTCTGATGGATCGCTTTAACATAAGCGACTTTTGGAACGTGCTTCACTCTATCCTAGAAGCATGCGAAGCCATCAAGCCCCAAATATTGACCATGATAGGGCCCGCTTACGAGTGGGTTGTGTTGGTGATGTGTCTTATCGCCGCCACACTATATGGCCCGTTCTTCAGGTTCACAAAATACCTTCGTAAGAAGGTTGGAGCCTTGATAGACAGCTTTGTAGCCCTATCCCTCTTAGCCGTGTCAGTAGTCTTGGTCTTAATAGCCAAGACGGTGTATCCATATGCCACTACTGTTCCACGGGCCTTTCTGGGCCTGGCTTATCTCTATATAATCATGAAAATGATGGTGAAAACCATTGAAACCTTCCAACTTGCCGCTTACGAGTGGCGACGCGAAGATGTAATCTTAGGAGAAAGAGTCGAGGTTTCGATGTCCACTACTCTCAGGACATTGGAACTCGAGACCCCAGCCAGAATTGGAAAGACTCAGGAGACTGCTGTCCCCGTGTCTGTAGAGAGCGCCAAACCTCTCACCATACCAGAAGCAGTGACTGTTCCGGAAGTAGCGATTCCGCGAGCGGCACTGTATAAGGCACCTGAGGGCACAATGCCCAAGGGTCTTGTAGAAATACTGGACATAAGCTCAGGCGCACAAACTCCTTTAGGGTTTGGCGTCATGCTCAGACTCGATGGCGTGCTGCATTTAATCACTGCTTGGCATGTTATGCAGAAGCCCAAAGTCCGAGTTCGAGTTCCTCATAGAAAGGAGTCGCGTTCATGGGATGTCGACACGAAAGAAATTGAATACGTGTTGTACAGCCCTTTAGCAGGACGCACTGCCCGAGGACTCGATGTAGTAATGTTCGAGGTGCCCGAGCGCATGGCTAGTCCCTGTGCGTTCTCCTCAGCTACCTTTGCTCCAATAACATATCATCAGTCTGTACGCCTATATGGTTATAAAGTTGACGAGCCCGAAATGGCCGTTTACTCCATAGGCGCTGTTGATTATCCCGCAGCTCACGGCCCCAAATTCAAACACTATGCTAACGCATGGCAAGGCTGGAGCGGCACTCCAATTTGGCAAGGGAATAAGTTTGTTGGCATCCACCAGGCTGGCTCAGCTAGTGATAAAGATCGCTTTAACATTGGTTTGAGTTTGACAGCTATTCTCGGCGTGTTGAGAAACACGAAACCCGAACACAATACTTCGTCCACAGTAGGCTATTCTGAGTCCTATTCAGATAGCGCTGGCGATTTCGACTCCTACGAGTTACATTACCGTGGGAGGCACCAACATCTGAACCATTCGGATGATGGGTGGTACGGGGAACTCTTTATACCAAGACAGGATTGGGACGACTCGTCGGATGGCGAGGAAGAAGATCCACGATGGGATTGGGAAGGAGTTAATACCGAGGCTGCAGACAGTCTGGATTTCTGCAAAGCCACGTTCAAGACACTGCGTGGCAAGACTCGTGCACCAAAATTGCGTCAGTCGGACTCGGAATCGGAGCCTTTAACTTCGAAGAAATGGAGTCCGCTGACGTCGTTGGATCATTTGCCTATGTCGGGACATGTACGCCTATTAAATCTAGCACAAAACGTAGAGAAACCGAATCCTACGAACGTGTCAAAGATGACCCCATCTTTGAAGGGAAAGATAAGTGGGTATGGCCGACGAGAGGGGAAGGAGAAGAGAAACATTCACTGAACTATCAGTTGTCGAGAAGAATCGAAGTGAAGAAAGAAACTGATTGGCCCAAAGTGATAGACCAAGCGTGCAAGCACTACACTAAAGTGCCGCACGACCTCCCTTCCCAATGGGACGAGGCTAAGCCAGTGATTTTGCGGAAGTTGAACGACATGTTCGATAATCCGGCAAAGTACAAACTCAAGCTCAAAGCCTCCCCAGGCATCCCGTGGAGTGCATTAGGTTGCACACTAAACAAGCATTTGCTTGAAGGACATAGACCAATTGTCACTTCTGTAATATTAGCTCGTTTAGAATTGCTGTATAAGTTGCCTTATGAAGAGGTGAGCACGATGAGCGCCAAAGACCTTGTTCTTAGAGGACTTTGTGACGCAATCAGAATGTTCATCAAGAATGAGCCATACAACACGACCAAGGCCAGTATGCGCCGTTGGCGACTTATATGGAGCTTGTCGTTTGTTGACCAGATGGTGGAAAGAATTCTCCACGATTCCTTAAACAAACACGAGATAGAACATACCATGGGAAATGATCTACCTTCCATGCCCGGCCAAAACCTCAACCTTAGTGCTCACTATCAAATGTATCGAAAACTCAACCTAGCGGCTGAGGATGCTACAGGTAGTGACGTAAGCGCCTGGGACATTAACGTGACCTGGGAAGAGTTATTAGCCGAGGCTTGGTGTAGGATTAATTTAACCGGAGCGACCGGACAGTTGCGAAACGCGATTTTGAATCACGCGTATGTGTCCGCTCTCTCTCTCATCGTTTTCTCAGATGGGACGGTTTATGCTCAAGATGAACCCGGTATAATGAAGTCCGGAAGGTATTGTACATCTTCTTCCAACTCTCGAATTCGCTTCGTGGCTGCTTTGCGTATAGGAGCCGCGTGGGCCCGGACCATGGGTGATGATGCGATCGAAAGTTGGGTCGACAACGCCACAGAAAAGTACTTAGAAATAGGGAAAATCTGTAAGATCTACCAGAAAAGGGAAAATTTGGAAGAACCACTGGAGTTTTGCTCCAATTTTTGGTTTCCGCACATCCATTACCCTG